CCCCGCCTCTCCTCCTTCCCCCCGCCCGCCCCCCCCCTCACACACATCTCCGCGTCTCCCGTCTGCTCCCATCACCCCCCGGCCCCGACTCAAGCCCCAGCCCCACCCCCGCCCCCCCCCATCGTCGCCACCGCCGCCAGCGTCACCGCCGCCGCCCCCTTCCGCGGGAACACCACATCGTGTACCCTCCGCGCCCGGGTTTATGGCCCACGAGGGGCCTGCGCGGCCGCAGCCGGCACTGGGGCGCGACCTGTTCCCGACCGCTAATTGCCCGCCGCGGCGCCCGCCGCTGGGCCCCGCCCCCTCCCCTCCTCTCCCCTCCCCTCTCCTCTCCTCCCCGCCCCGCTCGCCCTCCGCGCAGACGGGGACTCCGCGGTGCTTTCCGCCGGCGGGGGCGGGGCGGGCTCGGGCCCGCGCGGCGGGCCGGCTCGCTGGGAGGGAGGCGGGGAGGAGAGGGGGGAGGGGGGAAAGAGCGGGAGGAGGAGGAGGAGGAGGAGGAGGAGGAGGGGGGCGCGAGAGGACGGGGAGGGCCGGGCCGGGGAGGGGGCGCGGGGGATGGGCGGCGCGCGCTCTCTCCTCATCTCCCGGCCCCCTCTCCCCCCCGTCCCGCCCACCAACCCGCGCGCCCTCCCCGGCCCGCCGGCCCGGTTTGCATAGCCCGGCCCTGCTCCCCGCGGCCGGCCCCACTTCCCGCGCGCCCTCCCCGGCCCCCGCCCCCGGCCCGCCGGCCCGGTTTGCATAGGCCGGCCCCGCTTCCCGCGAGCCCCCTCTGCCGCCCCCATGCCCGCCGGCCCGGTTTGCATAGGCCGGCCCCGCTTCCCGCGAGCCGCGCTTCCCAGAGCCGGGTACGGCCGCTCCGCCCGCGAGCCCCCGCGCCCCCATGCCCCCTCTCCGCCCGCCCCCCGCCGGAGAGTGCCATTCTCATTTGCATGGTGCGCGCCCGCCGAGCGCATGCGGCTTCCCCCCGCTTCCTCCCGCTCCCCCCCGCTCGCGCCCCTCTCTCCTCCTCTCCTCCCCTCCCCGGCGCCGGCCCCGCTCGCTCACCCGGCCGGCCGCCGGTCCTCCCTCGCTCGCTCGCCCGCTCGCCCGGCCGGCGCTCCCCGAGCGGCCGCGGCCGCGGCGGCGCGGCCGCTCGCCGGCTCTGGCTCCGCTCCCCGCCTCGCCCTCGCCGCCGCGGGGGCCCCTCCCTCGCTCCCTTCCCCGCGCCGCCCCGCGACTGCCACCTGCGGCCGCGCGGCCGCATTGGCGGCCCGGCCGCAGACGCGCGAGAGGGGAGGGGAGGGGGGGGGGGGAAGGGGGAAGGGGGAGGGGAAGCTGCCGCCTCTCCCGCCGCGCGCCTCCTGTCGGCCGGTCCGCACCACGGCGGCCCGCGCCCGCCCCCTCCCCTCCCCTCCTCCCCTCCCCTCCCCTCCCAGTCCCGCCGGCGGCCCCCGCCCCGCGCGCCCTCCCGTTCCGCCGAGCGCCGCGGGGTGGCGCCGGCGCTCCGCCGCAGCACCCACCGGGGGGGCTCGGAGGGAGGGCGGGAGGGCGGGGGAGCACATCCCCCCTCGTGTCGCGGCTCCCCTTCTCTCCCCCTTCTCCCCGCCCCGCCCTCCTCCACGGCGGCGGCAGCGTCTTAAAGCGGCCCGGCCCGGCGGGGCCGGTGGGCCCGGCGCGGGCGCCGATCACTGTATATAGTTATATAGCGCTCGCCCTCCCGCCCCCTCCCCCGCTCCCCCTCCCCGCTCCCATATCGATCCGCGAGGGAGGGCGGGGCCCGGTCGGCCATCGATCGATCGGTCAGCGGGTCGATCGATCACATCCGAGGTGTCGATCGGTGGTCGACCGATCAATCGATCAATCACGTCCGAGGTGTCGATCGGCCGGTCATCAATCACGGGTTCGGCGATCGATCGCCCGGTCCCCTCGATCGATCGATCGGCCGGGCGATCGATCCGACGGGCCGCCGATTCGCCGATCGATACGCACGGGGGGGGGGAGGGAGGGAGGAGGGAGGGGAGCCTACCCCGTCCGTCCGTCCGTCCACAGGGGGGCGCCAGAGGCCGTGCCACGCGGGCCGCGGCGGGGGCCGAGAGCCGGGACCAGGATCCGAACCCGCGCCCCCCCAGCGATGGGACGGCGCCCGTGCGGGCGCGAAATCCAATGGCGGACGCTCGAGAGCTATTGTATTTTGCGCCAGCGGGGGAGCCGGCCAACCACGGCGGGGGGCGCGGGTCACGTGGCCCGGCGCGCGGGGCGGCGGACCCCGTGAGGACGCTGGCGGAACGCCAGCGTTCGCACAGAGCTCAATAAGTTATATATATATTATTGGACGGGGTGCGAATTCTGGGAACCGGGCCAGCTCTGGGAGGCCCCGCCCCTACGTGAGAACACTGGCAGAATGCCAGTGTTCGCACAGAGCTCAATAAGTTATATATATATTATTGGACGGGGTGCGAATTCTGGGAACCGGGCCAGCTCTGGGAGGCCCCGCCCCTACGTGAGAACACTGGCAGAATGCCAGTGTTCGCACAGAGCTCAATAATTTATATATACTAGTATATATAAATTATTGAGCTCTGTGCGAACACTGGCATTCTGCCAGTGTTCTCACGTAAGAGGCCGAAGGGGCCGCCGGGACAGTGGGCGGGGACAGGCAAATCGGCCCGGGCCTCGGCCCCTTGCGTGAGGACGCTGGCGGAACGCCAGCGTTCGCACAGAGCTCAATAATTTATATATACTAGTATATATAACTTATTGAGCTCTGTGCGAACACTGGCATTCTGCCAGTGTTCTCACGTGGGTCCTGGGAGGGGCGGAGCCTCTCCGGGCCGGCCTCGGCCCCTTACATGAGGACGCTGGCGGAACGCCAGCGTTCTCACGTAAGGGCGCGAGGGGGCCGCCGGGACGGCGGGTGGGGACAGGCAAATCGGCCCGGACAGGTACGTGGGAGGGGCGCGCGGGGGGACATATAAGCGCGGCGCCGCCGGCCCCGGGCCCACACCCGGAGCCGGAGGAGCGCGGAGCACCACCACCACCGCATCGGCGAGGACCGCGGCGGCCGGACCTCCACCGACGATCCCCGGGCAGCGGCAGCGAGGTGAGCCCCATTCCCCTTCCCCCCACCCCCCACCCCCCACCCCCACCGGGCCGGGTGGTCGGCCCCCCCACCGGGGGGGCCCACCCGGCCCCACGCGCATTGCCTCCACAGCTTCCGGTGCCGCCGACGATCCCGGACCCCCGCCGACGATCCCAGGACCCCCGCCGGAACCCCCGCCGACGATCCCAGGACCCCCGCCGACGATCCCGGAACCTCCCAGGTGAGCCCCGCCCCCCAACCCCCACCCCCGGTCCGGGTTTGGGGGGCGGGGGTGGGGGTTGGGGGGCGGGGCTCACCCGGGCGGGCCTGCTCGAGCCCCACGCGCATTGCCCCCACAGCAACCCGCCGCCGCCGCCGGACCCCGAACCCGGACCCGGAACCCGGAACCAGGAAGCCGGCCCGGGACCCCGCCGACGATCCCTCGGGATCCGCCACGAGGTGAGCCCCTCCCCCCAACCCGGGTCCCTCCCCCTCCCTCCCGGGCTCCCGGGTCCCTCCCCCCAACCCGGGTCCCTCCCCCTCCCTCCCGGGCTCCCGGGTCCCTCCCCC